GTCAATTATCTCTCTGCCCCAAGTATAAATCTGATTATTCATAAGCTCATCAAGTTTTTCATTGTTCAATCTTGAGTAACATTCTTTACATATAGCAAATGCGGCAATTGTGCCGTCATTAAATTTAACCCAAAAAGTCATGCCATTTTTATTTAACTTAACAGGTCTGCCGTTTTTATCAAAATCATATATAATTTTTTCACACAATGGACAATCTTTAGGAATGATTAGTTTTTTCATGTTTTTATAATATAATTTAGTGTTATGTATGGTTGTAAATTATTATGAGCGCCATCAGAACCAGCTCCGGCTGTTGATACAGCTGCGCCTCCATCAGTATCTGCAATCAACGTATTTGCAGCAGTTACTCCTGCGTTAGCAGCTTTTTGTGAATCCCCTTGAACGTGAGTGTGACTTGGCATTTCAGTAGTAGTTAATTGATGAGTTTTTTCACCACCAGTTTCACCAAGTGCGTCAAATTCAGTTTCAGCAGAGTTATATCCAACTGGAACTTTACCTTTTAAATTAGGAACATTGAAAGTAGTTGTAGTATCGCCTGCTCCATACGTTGTGCCTATTAAAGCAAATAACGTGGCATAAGTAGTTCTGCTAACCGCTGAACCATCACACAATAAAAACCCAGTTGGCGCTGATGAACCGGCGAAAGGCAATACAGCTCCAGTAGGAACTTTAGAATCATCTACGTATTTTTTATTTGCAGCTTGGTAATCTGCCGTTGGCGCTGATGAAGGTGTAACTGGGAAAGATGTGAAAGTTTTAACTCCAGCTACTGTTTGGTCGCCAGTCAATAAAACCACATTAGCCACTAAAGCATAAAGCGAGGCATTAGCCGCTATCTGTTGCCAAGTAGTAGAGCCATCTACATTAATCCATTCTTCATAAGTACTGCCATTCTTATAAATACATCTTCTACCTTGACGTGCTGAAATATTGCCATTAGGCGCACTCTCAATATAAATAATATCTAATCCATCAGCTAACTCTGAAATAGTTGAAGTTAGCTTTTCTATTTCTTTAGGATTAGTCAAATCTCTTAAATTTAGCCTTATTTCCATTAGCTTTCCCTTGTCCTATTGCCTCGCCTTAAAGCCTTAGCGTGTAAACCCCATGAGTAAACTAAAAAACTTTCATCCAGCCCTGTCGTGCCAAATGATACTTGGATAAGCTTGCCTTGTCTGCCTATTTCACGAGTTATGTCCATATTGCTTTCAGAGGCAAAATAATCTTCATCAAATTTAGCTACGTCAAACCTTGGCTCTGTGCCTAAACCAGTTAATAGATTTTGGTTAATATTTTTTTCAGTACCTGCGTTACCATCACAAACTATCTGAATACCTAAATCCCAATCTCCTGAAGCATATAGAACCATCTGCAAATAATCATATTTTTTCTCTATACTTGGGTCGCCATGAGATAGTTTTTTAGAAGAATAGGTAGCGTTAAAAGCAGAACCATCATCGTTCGTGCCTGTATCGTCCTTGTACATTTTGCCTGTGTAGCCACCATGATAAAGCCACGACTTACCGCTTAGGTTAACTTCAGCAAAGCAATTTGCACCTATTGAATAAATAAACCATGGATATTGAAGTTTTCCAAACTTATCAGCATAAGGTCTTGACCAATCCATGACGAGAGTTCGGTCATTAGTTGTAGCCCCTGAAGTATAGCTAAAACTGCACCAATATTGATTCCTATTAAGCAATAAACCTGATACGGCTTTAGATAATCTTGAATTTACTCCATTTTTTACTATTTTACGTATGTTATCACCACAAGGTGTTAGAACGTCACCATCAAGCATGTAAAAATTAAAGTCAGGCGCTAAAAATATAACTCTGCCATCAGGTAATTCTTTCATAGTCCAATGATTTACTGGACCAACCTTTGAAGGTACTCTATATAGCTTGAATAATGGATACGTACCTCTATATTGAACACGATATAAGGCTACCTGCTTACCTACTATCATGTCATCGCCTTGCTTGCATACTCCTGTCAAAGCCCATTCATCTGCATCAAAATTCAAAAATGATGTATAAGCCGAATCAGGGTCGCCAAGCGTAGTACAATAATATAAAAGTCTTGGGTCTGCCGTAGAATGTAGCCAACCGTACCTTTGCCATTCCATTCCAAAATCAGCTGTAACGGACGTTGCAAAAGTAACTGGGCTACCTGTACCACTCCAAGCAAGCGTTTCATTAATGCCATTGCCCAAAATCAGGGTATTATCTAAAGAGAAGAAAAACCATCTGTTGTCAGCTCCTGTGCTTAATGATGATAATAATAAATCATAAGCATTGCTGGCATATTCATAAAGTTTTCCGTCAGAACCTGCACCTATATAATGCTGAGTTTGAGAGCCTCCTGAAAATACGTTAAATTGATAAAAGCCGCACCATGCTACTGAAGCTCCTATACTTACTGTTGTCAAAGCTGAATATCCAGGACGAGAACCTATAGCACCTTGTGGGTCTGAAAATATATTAATAGAATTTTCATCCCATTCAGAATCAAGAATATTCTCTAAAGTATCTTTAGAGTTAACGCCCTTAAAATTTTCAGCGTATAAAAATGGTATAAATGAACGACTTAGCATGAGTTATCCTCGTGAGCTATAATCTGATTTATAAGGTCTTGGCAAAATACCACATCTTTCCATATTAACTACTACTTGCTTTCTTTTCAATGGATTGGATAAACTTGACAATAACAATCCTAAAATAGAGGCTCTTGGTTGCATAGGGTTGTACCATTCAGCCTTAGCGATTGAGTAATTCTCTGTATCGCCTTGCTGTATAAAGCGAGCCATTGAAACATAGTGCGAAAAAGCTGGATAATATTGCTTAGTTATAACAGCCTCATCAGTAGTGGCACTTAAATCTGTCCATTGCAATTCAATTTCTAAATATACCGTATAAGTATTGTCAGGTTTATTATTAAACTGAATCTCCCAATAGCCAGACTCCATTCTTGTAATGCAAAATTCACTTGGTCTACCAGTATTGTCATCGGGATTAGCCCACTGATATGACTCAATTATTCCTACTTCATCAAGTGGGTATCTGTCAGTACCATCTAAAAGGAAAGCCGCAACAACCCTTTTGAACGTAGTAGGTAAATAGCTTGCCCCTGAATACTTATAAGCCGCTGTAGTTATG